AATATATATTTAAATGCAAATTTTTCAAAGTCAAGTAAAAAATAAAAAAAAATTTAATTTTAATATTTTTCTAATAATTATGGGAGCAATAAATGAAATATATTGGAAGGTTAATTCCTTCTTCAAGGAACTACCATACAACGTAAAACATGGTGTTAAAAACTTAATTCGTTGGATACCTATTATCTGGAAGGATCGTGATTATGATCATAATTTTATATATGAATTAATTAAAGTTAAACTTGAATTCCAGGGGGAATACATCAAGAAAAAAAATAGATTTGTTAGTTCGTCTAGAGAAGGTGAACGAATGTTATTGGTATCAAGATTAATTCAACGTGAACAAGATGATTTCTACTCAATGGAACCATTTGATTATCATGAATCTGAAATATCATTCAATGAAATTGAAGGTAGACCAGGATTAAAATCAATGGATGTTAAAATAACTAGTGAAAATTTTGATGAATATTTTAAGAAATATCCAAGAATTTATAAAAAAGTATTAAATGGTGAAATCGGTAAATTAAGATTAAGGGATGATGAAGTGGAAAATAAATCCATAATCGCAACAACAATTAGTTATGAAAATCAAAAACGTTGTCATCAATTAATTTTCAAAATAATGGAACAAAATATTAATAAATGGTGGGATTAGAAATTATTACTCCAGCAGGATCTGGAATCATTGAAAAAATATATATTTCAGAATTAAATTATTTGATGATAAAAATTAAATTAGAGCAAGGTTTTATCACTTATAATCTTGGAAAAAAAGAAAAGGATTTTACCCTTGAGGATTTCAAAAAATTAATATAATGCGAGCAGTTGGGTATTATTGGTGTTTAAACCAAGATTGGAAAATATATTTTTTTGATGGGTTTGAATTTTGGTTAGAAAACACTAATTTCAACGAATCAATATTTCAAAAAATAGATTATAACGAATTAAGTCAAAAATGAAAAACGTTTATAAAGTAATATCAAGTTATTCCACCGAAGATACCAACAAGGGGTTATCACGACTTGATACTCGTGAAAATGAAATTGCCGATAAAATCATTGATGATCTAAACAATAATTTCTTTATGTTCAATGGTGAAATTTGTCACTGGGAAGAAGGTAATCGTATGTATGCGGTACTTATTATGACTGAAGATGAAATTAAACAATTCAAGGAAATTGACGATAAACTACATGATGGTTTTGAAGGTTATACTACCATTGAAGATATTACGGAATCAGTGCTTTACGATATGTTTGATTGTAATGTTTTTGGATTCGCTAAATCCGATATGGAATATACATTTTTTCAATATAGGAAAAAATATATCACAAAAGATGATATCCTAGATAAGATAATTAAACATGGAAAAGAATCATTAACTCAAAATGATTTATTATTTTTGGAAGATAAAAAGATGATTTATCAAATTAATCAACAAAAATTATTATCTTTATAAAAAAATTAAGAATTATGAAAATAACTATGATTTCCGACACCCACAATAAACACAAACAATTGAATGGGGATTTACCTGGTGGTGAACTTTTACTTCACGCGGGTGATATATCATCAATGGGTTATAAACATGAAATTGAATCATTTTTAACTTGGTTTGATAAGATAGATAACTACGACACAAAAGTATTTATCTCGGGAAATCATGATTGGGGTTTTCAAACAAAACCTGATCAATGTAGAGGTTTATTAACTGGTTATAAAACTGTTGAATATTTGGAGGATGAAGAATTGGTTTTATATTTTGATGGACCGAATGGGGATAGACCAGAAGAAAATGTTAGAATATATGGTTCACCATGGCAACCAGAATTTTATAACTGGGCATTTAATTTACCAAGAAATGGGCCTGGTTTACAACATAAGTGGAATATGATACCGGAAAATACGGATATCTTAATCACACATGGACCAGCATGGGGGTTTGTTGATGATGTTGAGGGTAGACGAGGACAACACTTGGGTTGTGAATTATTGGCGGAACGAATCAAGGAAATTAAACCTAAAATTCACTTATGTGGACACGTGCACAGTGGACAAGGTCATTATTTTGATGGTCATACACACTACTTCAACGCTTCGGTATTGAACGAACAATACATATACACTCAATCACCTTGGAATATTGATTGGAATCCTATTACTAATGAAATAGTTTTTTTATAAAATGAACTCAAGATTGAAAACCAGATTTAAGAAATTTATTGAATTCTACGGAATAGATGAATCAATTCAAATAACTGGTTCTCAATCTTTAATTAAAGAATGTTTTGAGGATGAAGATCCGATTAAGTTTATGAATAACTATATTAATTTAACATCAATAGATTCGGATGATGGTTTAAAATTATATTTGGATTCAAATCGTAATGCTATTTTTTTTAGAAATATAAAATATCGCGATTATCTTTTTTTTAATGATAAAAGAATTTGGAAATATTTTTCGGTGATAAAGGGGATGGATCACGATAATATTCAAAAATTATTGACTAATTGGTTAAATGAACATTATCCCGATATTGAATTTAATATTGTTGGACAATCATTCAAATTTGATTAATAAAAACCCCCATTCTAAAAAGTGGGGGTTTATTTTTTTATTTCAGAATGTTATAGAATTTAACGAATTGATTTATCCGATCTTCAAGACCATGAAAACCCCCGTTTATTCGCTTCGTAAGAGCTTTAATAACATCTTCCGATATTCCTTTATCACAAATACTCCAAAGTCCGTTAGAATTGAAGAAAAACGCGGCTGAAGCCAATGGATATTTTGTTGATACAAGATCGGGATTTGAAATTAAATCTTCTTTAAGGAATTGTCCCAATAATTTATAGTTTTCTTTACCGGTAGTTTGTAGATAACCACGACCACGGAATTTATAACCTTCACCGGATTGTTCATCACCATTACCCATTCTACCACCATATACCCTTGAAGCGATTTTTTCAGGTTTTTTAGCATATGATTCGGATAAGTTGTTTGGAAAATATTTTGGAAATACTTTTTTAAGTGAATCTGAAGAATAGTTTAGATTTTCAACCGTAGCTCGGAAATTCCCACTTTCATGGGAACATTGTGCCAAGAAGTGTGATAAACGAATTGGGGTTGTGATATTAAATTTTTCACAAACATCATCAATTTGATTAATAACTTCATCCGGAATGATTCCTTTAAGTTTATCAATTTTGAATTTTGATTTTGTTGGTTTTACATTTTCTTTAATCATAACACCTAGTTTTAACTTATCCCAGGTTTGTTGTCCTACAATTCCATCATCTATTAAACCATTACTACGTTGCCATTCTTTAACTTTACGTTCCGTTGCTGGACCAAATACACCATCTGGTGTTAGTCCCAATTTTGTTTGAAGTTTTTTAACATCTTCACCTGTTGAACCGATTTTTAACATAAGATTTGTTTTAAGATAAATATTCTAAAAAAGAATAATAAAAGTTTTTTTAACGATTTTGATATTGAAAATGGGGGATAAAAAAGAATAATGATTTTTGAATGAATTTTTTATAAAATGGTGAATATTTATTGTCAATAAAACTTTACTTTTAAGCAAACCTTCATATGAAGAGTATCATCTCAAAACATATATTCCAAATGTTTGGAATAATAGGGACGTTTTTGGCTCCCATTTCTGGTATTATCTACACTTTATTATTCTTCACTTTATTAGACACCATGTTCGGTATTTATCGTGTTGTTAAAATGGAAGGTGTTAAAAGTTTAAAGTCAACAAAATTATTTAATGTTGTTGTTAAATTATTCTTTTATCTTGGGGCAACTATTGGTATGTTTTTCATTGATAAGTTTATTCTAAATGATACGAAAATTATGAATATTGAATTTATTCTAACTAAAGCGATGGCAGTATCATTCATCTACATTGAAGTGAAATCAATGGACGAAACATCCGTTAAGTTGGGTAATAGAAGTATATGGGTTATCTTCTCTGAAATGATCCGTAAATTCAAAAAAATCAAGAAGGATATTAAAAACGATTAATCTTTTGATTTCGTTTTCTTATATTTAATTTCAACTTCGTAGGGGTTGAATTGACTTTTTCTTTTATCATATTTCCAGATGATATTACAATCATCATATTCCACCACTTTTTCATATTGTTGTGGAATTTCTTCATTTTCTATTTTCTTTTTTGCCATTTTATAAAATTAATTAAAAATCAATTGTGTTACGGATCATCCTAGGTGTTGGAGTTAGTTCTCCCAAATTATAAGTTTTATCCAACCACACCTTTAGAATTTCTTGAATTTCAATCTTATTAAGATCCATTGCGTCCCTAAAAAATAACCAAATTCTTGGAATGTTTATAAAACAAAAATAAATGTTCCCCTCTTTAGGTTTTTTATAGAAATAAAATAATGGATGATTATCGTTATTGACGTAATAGATTATATTACCCACTTCAACCGGTCTTAAAATGTTGAATTGTTTTAAGAATAACGATGGGATATCAATATAAACTTGTTTGAGAATATCTTTACCAAACATATCTAATGATTGTTCAAAACCCAACTTTTCAACTACCGACCTAATCTTATATTTCAATTTTTCATTCATGTTTTATCAATATTAAATTATAAGCCATACCATACTTAAAAAACAAATTAAATTCAGTTCTTATTGGTGTAAGTTCCCTCAAATTATAGGTCGTCCCCAACGAAAGATGTTAAAGCAATTTCAGACTCTTTGGTGTAAGTTCCCTCAAATTATAGGTCGTCCCCAACCACTCCTTTATAATTTCTTGAATTTCATTATAGTCATAACCCATAACATCATCAAAAAATGACCAAATTCTATAATAATTGATGTAGTAATCACCATTTTTTGATTCCTGGTCTTCTTTATAATAATAAAATAAAGGATGATTATCGTTATCAACGGAAAAGATTTTACCATCTTTTTCAACCGGTCTTAAATTGTTGAATTGTTTTAAGAATAACGATGGGATATCAATATAAACTTGTTTTAGAATGTCATCACCAAACATTTCTCTGGATTGTTCTAACCCCAACTTTTCAACTGCTGACCTAATCTTATATTTCAATTTTTCATCCATACAACAAATATAAAACTATTTTTTCAATTTCAACAACTGACAAAATAAAAATTAAACTGACAATTTGTCCGGATTTGATTATTGGTATGATTTTGATTATGTTTTTACCAAACAAAAAAATAAACAAATAAATTATAAATTAAGTATGGGAAAAATCTTAGGTATTGATTTGGGAACTTCAAACTCCGCTTGTGCTGTTATGGAAGGTAGCGATGTTGTTATCATTCCAAATAGTGAAGGGAAAAGGACAACACCTTCAGTGGTGGCATTTGTAAACGATGAACGTAAAGTTGGTGATCCAGCAAAAAGACAAGCAATCACTAACCCAACAAAAACGATTTACTCAATTAAACGTTTTATGGGAACAACTTTTGACGAATCAAAAGGTGAAATTGAACGAGTACCTTATTCAGTTATTAAAGGTGGTAATAATTCACCTAGAGTGTCTATTGATGGTAAAGAATATTCACCACAAGAAATTTCGGCGACAATTCTTCAGAAGATGAAAAAAAGTGCTGAAGATTATTTGGGGACAACAATCACTGAAGCGGTTATCACTGTTCCAGCATATTTTAATGACGCACAACGTCAAGCAACTAAAGAAGCTGGGGAAATCGCTGGGTTGAATGTTAGACGTATAATCAATGAGCCGACTAGTGCTGCACTTGCTTATGGTATGGATAAAAAATCAAAAGACGCAAAAATTGTTGTTTTTGACTGCGGTGGTAAACGCGTATCTGCCTCCGCCTTTTGTTTGAATTAACAAAAGAAATAATTAAAAATCGGTTAATTGACGGGGAACCCCTTAGAGGTTGATCAACCAAACAAAAGTAGTGATACATTTTGTGGCCAAATATAATGGTTTGGGTATGGTAAAATAGATTAACATTGGGCAATCCGCAGCGAAGCATCTTAGTGATAAGATGAACGTTCAACGACTAGTTAAAGTAGTCTTAAATAAGATGAAATGACCACGAACACCGATGATAGGTGGTACTTTTGACTTTTGACGGATATTTATTAAAAAACTAGTAATATGTGTCAGGTTAAAAATGAAAAAACGTTCTTTGATATATTGAAAAAACAAATTATATATGTTGAAAAAATATCAAATAAAGAAATTTATGATGGTGAATTTGATATTAGATTATTTAAGAGTAAATATTCTAACTTAAATTCTGGGGTGTATACATTGTTTTTAGACGATGTTAGACTCAACCCTAAAGAATACAAAGTTAAATATAAATGTTTGTGTGGGTATATTAATACCATTCATTTGGTGAAATTTATTAAAAAACGAACTAATAAGTGTCCTAAATGTAAAGAATCTGAAGAAAAAAGTAGTAAACATAGTTTTATGTTAAAAAATAAACTATATCTACCTAAAGTTCATAAGACAACAAATATTGATGAAATTATTAAAGA